TGGCCTTGTGGCTTAACGAAACTCCCTTTGATCTCTACCCCGGTGATCGCGGCATCATTGTCAATGCTCTTTATGACCAAGCAAATCAATGACTGACTTCAAATTTGTGCCACTGAACAGCCTTGAGAATCGCCTCGGTGATGCCCTCGGCCTTGCCATTGCCATGATCCGCGACCCAAACACCGTGGACAATAAAACCATGGCTCAGATCGAAGCACCATTCCTTGAATGGTGCGATGGTCTCGTTGATGGAGGTCTACTCAATGACTGACATCTTTCTGCCGCGCTCTTGAATTCCTGCCCGATTAGTCAACATGGATGAGCATTTCTACTCTTGGGAACTTCTGGATGCTGATGGTGAATGGCAAGCTGGTGGACAAGCCAACGCCCTTGAGGATGTACGGCGTGAGGGATACCGATACCTCATGCAGTACAACGCCGAAGCACCCCACAAGCTGGTCATCACAGAGCACATCACGCGGTTAGTGGCGGAGGTGGTGTGATGCGAATCAGAATCCAAGAGTCCGATCAACTAATGACCAAAGAACTTTCACCCGCTGCTAGAGCAGTTTTGCAGGCCGTAACACTGAAAAAATACGACGTACCGCCAGAAGGGCTTCCGGGGTTTGCCCTTGAAATGGCCCCGCTAATTGCGTCTGCGCTTCGTGGTCTAGTTGGGGGTAACGCTTACGAGGTGACCGGGGGCGATGAAGGTTGGTACAGCTTGGTGGTTGATGTTGACGACATTTACGCTGCTGCCGACGAATTGGACGCGCTGATCGCAGAGCAGCTTGAAGCCCAGTAGTCAGACCAACTAAAACCATGAGCGATTACACCGACATCATCGATTACTACTCATTACTGGCTATGCAGAATCCGGGCAAATGTGTTTACCACGCGCCAATGAAGCCTTTGTCGCCTGCCGCTCAAACAGTTCTGGATGCTTGCCGGGATGCCGACGTTACCGATGCAGTGTCTATAGCTGCAGTTCTTCGTGCTGCGGTCACCTTGGTCAGCACTGATGAAAAATTAACCCGTCTAGGTGCTGAAGCCAATTACGCTATTGGATATGCGTTGTACCCACTTTTATCTATTGCGGAAGAGCTTGAATCGCTATGACCGATGACCTCATCGACCGCCTCCGCAACGCCTACAAGTGCTGCAAGGACTGCGGCACCAAATACGGCGTTTATAGCGTTGGTTGCAGCAGTAGCTGGATCGGTAAATGCGATGTGTGCGACGCCGAGACCAGCGTTACTGAAACGCGAGACTACGCTTACCTGATTACTGGTATTCGCCGTGTGGAGGCTGCTCGCAAAAGCGCTGGGAGAAAAAGCGACCGCTTGCAGTCGTGAGTCAGACCGCGTCGCCCTGATCCGGCTCGTGATCCTTGCCAGCTACCTGATCACGAATTGTTTCATCATTGCGGGCGTCATTCGACACTGGGGGCCGAAGCGTCCGCAGAACACGCCCGTAAGGCACCTGCAATGCCCTGGCGATGGCGGCACCGCTCATGCCACCACGATGCATGAAGAAGATCAGTTCTCGGTCGAAGGCTTCGGCCATGGAGCTGGACAATTCGTGTAGGACTATGGTAGCCTTTATAGGTACCTTTATCCACTTATGACACCAGAAGAATTTCGGGACGCGCTAGTCCCAATCCGAGACCAGCTTGATCAGGTGCTCGGCAGGATTTACTGGCAAGACGGCATGGCGGAGCCATTCCTCGCGCTTCGCCACTCACTTGAAAACCTAAAGCTCGCTCGCGACTTATCTCATCGTGTCTGATTACCACTCACATCCGGCGCTATCAGCGTCAAAGCTCAAAACGATTATTAGCGGAACACCGCGTGACTACTGGGCTAAGCACGTCGATCCCGATCGCGCCGAGTTCAAGCCGACTGATGCAATGCGTCAGGGCAGCTTGGTCGATTGCCTGATCACAGAGCCCCATGAGTACGCGACCAGGTATTTGGTTGCCCCGCAGTGTGATCGCCGCACCAAGGAAGGAAAAGCGATCTGGACTGAGTTCCAGGCCGAAGCCGCCGGTCGCGAGGTGATCACGCGCGACTGGGAAGACAATGCACTGCGTGTCGTGGAAGCGCTGATGCGTGATCCAGATGCCGCGCCATTGCTAAGGGACGGCCAAGGTCAGGATCCACATTTCTGGCACGACAACCTGATGGAAGTCGACTGCCGGTATAAACCAGACGTGGAGCATCCCGATCGCGGGATCTTGGTTGACCTTAAAAAGGCACGGTCCGCGAGTCCCCGTATGTTTGCGGCGCAGTCGTATTCACTGGCGTATGACCTGCAGATGGCGCATTACAGCGCCGGCTGGACGGATCGCTATGGCGCACCACCAGAACAGTGCATCCTGATTGCATATGAGTGGCAATGGCCGCACAACATCAGCGTCAACGTGCTGAGCGCTGACCTGATCGAGGAGGGCCACGTTAGGCGTGATGAGGCAATCACGCTCGTGAAACGCTGCATGGAAGCAGATCAGTGGCCATCGTGGGGCACGGTTGAGATGGATGTTCCACGCTGGGCGCATGCAGATGATCCTGCGAATGCGACCGATGCTGATGATCTCGAACTGGAGGGTCTGGAATGAACAGGCCAGCACCTGGAGAGATGATCGCCGTTTGGTTTTCGTGCGGCGCCGCTAGCGCAGTCGCCGCCAAGCAAACAATTGAAAAATATGGCAATACTAATTTAATAAAAATAATCAACAATCCAGTTGCGGAAGAAGACGAAGACAACCGCCGTTTTTTAGTCGATGTTGCAAATTGGCTTAACTACCCAATAGAAACGGCAATTAACTCCAACTTCCCTTCCGCATCGGCTGTTGAGGTTTGGAGCAAAAGGAAGTTCATGTCTGGTCCGCTTGGCGCTCCTTGCACTATTGAATTAAAAAAACATGCTAGGCAGCAATGGGAGGCAGTCAATAGGCCAGACTGGCATGTACTTGGGTTCACCTATGAAGAAGCGCATCGCTTTGATCGTTTTATCCAAACAGAGCGCTCAAATGTATTGCCAATTTTAATAGACAATAAAATCACCAAACAAAATTGTTTTGACATTCTATTGAGCGCTGGCATCCAGCTTCCGCGCATTTATGCACTTGGCTACCCAAATGCCAATTGCATTGGATGTGTAAAAGCTACATCTCCGACCTATTGGAATCATGTTCGCGAAAAGCATCCCGCCATTTTTGAGCAACGCGCTAAGCAATCGCGTCAAATTGGCGCCAAGCTTGTCCGTGTTAACAATCAACGAATTTTCCTTGACGAACTGGACCCAAGTCACATGGGAAGGCCGATGAAGAACTATGACTTTGAATGCGGAATTTTTTGCGAAGAACGCAACGGAGGTGTGGAATGAATTTTGATGAGCTGTATCCGGGCCGCTTTTTGAAAGCTGGCCTGATCCCGAATGGGAAGGCAAATTACACCATCAAATCTGTTGCGAAGGAGCAGATCGAAGGCGAGCGCGGTCTTGAGGACAAGGTCGTGATGTCTTTCGAGGAGACGGCGCTTCAGTTGGTGCTACCGAAGGTCAATGCTGTTGCGATCCGCGCCATGTTTGGCAGCGATGTGCAGCAGTGGATCGGCAAGCGCGTGACGCTGTATGCGACGACGGATATCATGCCGTTTCCGAAGCGCAGGAATGAACCCTGCATTCGCGTATTTGGCAGTCCTGATATCCGCGAACAGGTGGTGTGCGAGTGGCAGCCACCAAAACGGCGAAAGCTGGTGCAAACGCTGCAGCCGACTGGGTATTACGTGACAGCGTGGAATGCGATCCAGCAGGCGACACCGGATCAGATGCCGGCGATGCGCAAACGAGTGGATCAGCTTACTGCGCAGGGCGAGCTAACTGCTGAGGAAGCAGCGCAATTGGTTGCTGCAATCGAGGCAAGAGTGTAGTCTGTTTATCGAGTGCGTTTTATTTTGCGTTATGTCGGAGTTCGAGAAAATGTCAGTCGACGAGGCGTGCAGTCGCATCGTCCGTCGCAGCAAGACCACGCCTCTGCGCGAGGAGATTCTCGCCATGCAGGCAGGTGACGCGATCTCCGTTTCGTTCTATAATTCGGAAACGGGCGAGGGGTACAAGCCGACCACGATCGCCCAGGTCGTCAGCCAGATGTCGAAAGACGGTGAGCTGCGATATTCGATGCGCAAGAACACGGACGGCGACGGCTGTTATGTGATGTGCATCGCAAAAACCCCTGAGGATGCATTGCGTCCGAAGCGTGGTCGGAAGCCCAAAATCGAGGAGACAGTCTCTTGACTTTTACCGCTAGTGGCGCGCTGTTTCAACAGACCGCAGAGCAACTTCAACAGCGTCTTGGTGATCGTTACGATGCATCCAAGAATTACCCGCAATATGACGGGATTATGAACATCCCGGCTGATCAAGCGTATGCGCTTGCTCAGTACCTGATGAACGGGCAACCGATTGGTGAGCGGCAGGAGATTCCGATTCGGATCTCTGGCTGGAAAAAGCAGTCTCAGGCTGGCAAGCCGTATCTGAGCTTGAGCTTCAAGCCGGATTCGCGTGTGCAGCAGGTGGCACCGGCTCCGGTGGCGCCGCCCGCCCCTGCTCCCGTGGCTGCACCTCCCGCTGTAGTGCAACAGGCTGCTCAACAGGTGGCGACTGCGTTTAACGGCGTGGTCACCGACTTCGACGCAGAGATCCCCTTCTGATCAGACTGGGGGTGGCGCATGCTGCCCCCTTACTTCACACAATTATGGAATTTACCTTCAACAGCAAATCTCTAGACCGTCAGGTCACACTTCATCAGATCCACGAGCTTTCAACGGAAGACGCCCGCAAGCTGCACGCAGAGCTTGTGATTGCCGTCCAAGCAATGGACGACAAAGTGAACGAAGCGCAAATCGCCGCCCAAGTATCTGGCATCCCAGCCGACAAGGACTGGATCCACCGCGTTAAGAAAAAGCGTCGCATCTGCGTTGCCTTCGCCACACAGGTGAAGACTTTGATGGATTCAGCGCAGCCGACCACGCAACCAGCTTCCTTCCAGGGCGCTTACATGCGCAGGCTGGAAGAGCTGCTGCTTGAAGAACTCGGCACTACTGTTTACGACGAGATCAAGGCCGAGGCTCGTGATCTTGCTCTTGCAGATCTTGGAGCGCCAGTTCTAGGCGCATGATTTCGTAAACTGCTTGCTGAAGCAGGTTTTGGTACATCACGCAGGAGCGGAAGAGGCTAGCTTCACGTTCCGTCATCGACCGAGCCATGAGCTCATGCTGCAGCTCCTGCTCGGGTTAAATGTTGTTTTTAATCCATTTCATTTTTGATTATGCACTGGATTGAGGAAGACGCTGGCAAAACACAGCACGGGGAAGGGATCAGCAGGGCGCCAGCAGGTGTCAAAACAAAAATGTTCCTTCTAATGGTAAAACAACCAGGCGCAAGGCCAATGAAATTCAGCATTCCAGCAGAATCACCTGCGCGCGCGAAACAATATGCGGCTGCGCGTTGGCCGCTAGCTCAGGTGGAGGTGGTGAAGTGAGCCGCGTCAGCTTGGTGCATTGCACGCCGGATGCGGAGAAGCTGATCGTGCGTATGGCGCGCGTATCCAATCCAGCGAATCAGGAGAACGACGAGACAGCGCCTCGGCTGCTGCGTTACCTGATCAAGCATGCCCATTATTCGCCGTTTGAAATGGCGACAATGTGCGTAAAGATCGAGACTGAGCGCGATATCGCAGCTCAGATCCTTAGGCATCGTTCATTTTTCTATCAAGAATTTAGCCAAAGGTACGCAAAGACTGCTCCAGCAGAGTGTCCGCATCTGCGCTTGCAGGACAACAAGAACAGGCAAAACAGCTTGGACGAACTGGACGAGAAGACGCAGGCGTACTGGGCAAATAAAACCGCTCAGGCAATCATGCAGAGCTACAGCCTTTACGAGCAAATGCTCGAGGAGGGCATTGCGAAGGAAACAGCACGCCGGATTCTGCCGCTTTGTACCCCGACGACGCTATACATGCATTCCACACTCCGATCGTGGCTGCATTACATACAGCTTCGGTCTGGCCCAGAAACCCAGCTCGAGCACCGCGAAGTAGCCCTAGCTTGCCGCGATATCTTCACCGAACAATTCCCTGTTATCGCGGAGGCAGCATTCGGTGAGATGCCCTAGTTGCGATCACTATGAAATGCGCGTGACGCATACCGCTAGAGATACTGCGGAGTCCATTACAAGACATCGCAAATGCTTGAAATGCGGCTACAAGACATTCACCGTTGAAGTTGAGCTGCCGCAGGGTGCTGCGCAGCACAAACAAGGTGAACCCAAGATTGTTCGCCTGCCCTCTTACCGTCGCGTCACCTTTCCCGATGGCAGTTCCTAAAAACGCCAGACCATGCGTGAGCTGCGGTCGCATGACCACCAGTTTGCTGCAATGCCCGGCTTGTTACAAGAAGACCGATGCAGGAAAAGCTGAAGCGACCCTGAAGGGTCGGTTACAGAAATATAAGCCTGCGCATAATGGTGGTCCATGTGCGGCATGCTTGCACTGGATCGGTCGTTGCGGCCTCGGCCTGCCGGAAGGCGGGTCAGAATATGCCCGTGACTGTTCTGTACTTTTACTTCAAAACGAATTATGCGAGGCCACCCCTTCCTGAACCCTATCGAGGCGGCCATTATCCGCTGGATTGTCCGCTCGCCTCGAATTGGTGCAATTATCGTCAAGGAGCATGGCTCTCCTGTGACCTGGACAATTTCCGATCCCTCTGATTCTTGGGCCGTTGAGGTCGAAGATGAAGAGTTCCCAGAGCCTGCTTCGATGCAGCTCGAGCGGCTTTACCATTTGCCTGATGCCGATCGCTAGGGCATGTACCTGCCCAGCGCAGGCGTCGGATCATTCGGCGCTCATCCACTGACGTGGGGTGTCGACACGTATTTCAAACCTTGGTTTTTCGATGGAAAAGTCGTTCATTGGGGCCTGCCAGTCTCTGACCGCCGAGAAGCTTTGCGAACCGCTGAAGCCATGGCAGATCGAGACCGGCAAGGCTAATTTCATGGATTATCTGTACGACCTGTACGATCGCGACAACGAAGAGCCTGGTTTGCGCGGGACTTATACCGGCCTGTGGGAGCGGTTCAAGTCCGATACCGCTGAAATCATGCGGGCTGGTCACATCACAACTGGAACTCTTTAATGCAAAAGATTATTGGCCTTTACAGCCCGGCACCGCAGTCGGGCAAGTCAACTGTTGCGCTTGACCTTGAAAAGCGCGGTTACGTGATCGTGCCGTTTGCCGAGACTCTCAAGCTAATGCTGATTCCCATGCTGGAATCACTCGGCTACGACAAGCATGGCGCGAATTATCTTGTCCATCAAGCCAAGCAGGTGGTCGTCGGCGACGCTGGTGTCAGCGTGCGGCATATGCTGCAAACGCTCGGCACTGAATGGGGCCGGCAATGCATTCACCCTGAAATCTGGGTGCGCTGCTGGAAAGGTCGCGCTCAGCGGTATTCCGCTGTTGTGGCTGACGACGTGCGCTTTCCCAACGAAGCCGCAATGGTCAAACTGCTTGGCGGCGAAATGTGGCACATCGAGCGGCCTGGCGTGCCACGCGAGCACGGTCATGCAAGCGAAGGCAGTCTTGATGACTACGACGGCTTTGATCGCTTTATCACAAATGATGGGACAATTGATGACTTGATCTCTAAGCTCCGGGAAATACCCGTGTAGGAATGGCAAGTCTGCGCTACCACGCTGGTCGGATGGTGCTTTTCGAGGCGCCGCCCGGCTGGCGGGTTCGCATTAAGACAAAAAAGGGCAAGCTTGACCTGCCACTGAGTGCCACCACTCTTGAGGCAGCCGTACCAGAAGCCGAGCAGCTTTACGCCGATGCTCGTGCGATTGACGACAGTCATCCATATTGTCAGCAATGCATCCACTGGAAGGCAGTTGCGGCAAAATGTGATTTAGGGTTTCCAGAAGGGAGAGCATCCGGTGGCCGATTCGCAAAAGACTGCAGTGCCTACAGGGGCAATTGACTGCGGAGATGGCTTTTACATCGAGATGGGTGAGGAGCCCATTGGTGAAGTGCGGTATGCAGCATGCATGCCAGGCGGCTCTATCTGTCGATATTCCAATGATCTATGGCAGGCGCAAATTTATATTGAACACTTGAAGGGCAACCGACCCCAGTGATCCATTCGTAGACCTGTTGCGCGCGATGCCAGCTCCAGTGGTGCTGCATCGTCCACCAGCTCCAGAGCGACATGTAACCTTTCGAGGCATTGCATGATAAACAAGCGGGCACGCAGTTCTCGGGAACTGTTAGCCCGCCTTTTGCTTTTGGTTTAACGTGATCGATTGTTGTGGCGTATTGCCCGCAATAAGCGCAGCAATGATGCCATGCGTCGAAGATTGATGCTCGAAATCGCTGCTTAGTGACCTTTTTGCTAACCAGTTCGACGCCATCGATCTGGTGCTCCATAAGGGCGAGTCAGGCTCGCTTATACGGTAGCTAGGGCGACTGCTCCCAGCTTGGCATGACGCGAGGTTGTTTGTTGTAGTGTCCTACTTCTCCGTAGTCAATATCAGGGATTCCGGCAGTTATGACAAAAACCATCTGACCAATTTTTAGGCCAGGATATAGCGGGAGTGAATGAAAACGGCGTGCATTAGTCAACTCTAAAGTTAGCTTGCTTCCGCTCCACTGGGGATCCGCAAATCCTGCGTGAGAATGTTCATAACCTTCGCGAGCACGGCTAGATTTAAGGCAGAACATGCCGCATACATCATTGGGCATGTTGAATGTTTCGCGCGTTTCCGCTAATACAAATTCGCCAGGTGCAAGCCAGTAGGGATTTTCGGCGTTGTGGTGAGCGATCGATTGAAGCTGCAGCTCTGGCGTGTGTTCAACCTCCACCATGATGTTGTCGCCAAGCCTGAGGTCAAGTGATGCCGGATTTAGCAGTTCAGGCTCAAACGGCTCGATCATCCGCTCCTCTTTGATGAGGCGCAGGATTTCGGTGTCGTGGAGGATCATTCAGGATCAGTAAGGCCAAGTCAGCTTAGGACGCCCTGCACGAATTCCCGTGTGAATAAATCCCCTAGGGGCTCCTAGCCCGGTGCTGTACGGCCAGTGTCGGACGCACCATTCCTGAAGCTTGTAAATATCTACCCCCTCAAGGAGCCAGTCCACAGCTCCCACATTGGGAGCATTAAACAGATGCTCGCTACCAGAAGCGCCACCCACCGATGCATTGATCGCGGGCGGCCTGAATCCTGAAGTAATAATTATTGGCTTGTTGCCAAACGTCGAGCGAGCCCGCTCAAGAAATGCTGCCAGTTCTGCAGCGGTATCAACTTGATGTTGCGCAACAAATCTTCGTGCTTCTTGGTCAAGCGCAAATTCGCCTAGTCGGATATGCGGCGTCAACCTTGCCGAGAACGAGCTAGCAGGCGTCAGCTTGGCAGGATCCTGTTGAATCTCAGGTTGCTTCGGCAGACTGGACCGCCAGAGCTCACCTTCTGCGCGCCGCCGACGCAACAAGCCCGCTTCAACGTTTGTGCCTGGATTTCGATAAAGCTCGAATGCAGCCGGCATTGCATTCCAGTCTCGTTCGCGCAGGCGCTTGCTGATGGTTTCAAAGCCAGCAGCGCCATAAAAGCCGCCGCCCAGGTTATATGCAAAATCCACCAGGGCAGACTGCTGGCCATCGTTCATTTCAAGCCAGAAAGGCACGCTGGCTGCAAGCTTGGCGGCAATTTGATCAACCTCAGTTCGCATGAACATATCAGCTTCAATCACGGTGATCTTGTCACCACGACTCACGGGGCGGCCACCGGGATAGCGAGTGGTGCCGTACCCGATTGTGTACGGCTCTGCGCCGGACAGGGGGTCGGGATATGCGGTGAGATGACAGCCTTCAAATTCTTTGATCAGCTTGAAAGCGGCGGCGTAATCACCTTGCTTGCCGCCTTGGCTCCAAGTCTTGAACCAAGCTTGATCGCGGCCAAGGATATGAGGGTTGACCTTATTGATAGCTTCTTCAAGCTCGCTCAATCCAGCAGATTGATGCGGCAATGCTTTGTAGTACTTAAACAGATCAAGCAGGCGGATTTTGTTTTGCGTCATTGCTCCAGGGGGCGTGAATACTCATTGCGCCACCAAGGAGGCGGCTGTCATCTGTTTGCTGCTCGCCGTCTAGCGGTTCGTTAACAACAACAGGTTTTGGTGTTAACGGATGATCCGCATGCCAATCTTCAATGGCGCGATCCAAGCGAGGTTGAAGTGTGGCGTGAAATTTGTAATCTTGCGCAGATTTACGCAGATCATCACGCCAGTCTTTATTGCCAAATTGCGCCAGCCAGATGGTGTCGGATCTCAGCGCTTTGGGAACAGCACTTTCAAAGCTTTGAGAATGAGTTGCACCCAGGAGTTTTCCTTGACGGGGAGCAAGGCAATAATTTCAGAGCCGGCTGCGATAACAATTGCGATAACGGCAGCAGTGGTGGGATCCATCGATGACTAGCGGATGATCTCAGTCTATGGTCGCGGCTGTTGGCGGCCAACTGTCATTTCAATCTGACGCACTCTGGTTTCCAAATCACTAAGCCTTTCTTTGGAATCGTTTTTAAGTTCTTGAATATCGGCTGCAACAGTGCTGACCGATTGGTCTAGCTTGGCGACCTGCATAAAAAGACCGCCCAAGCCCAAGACGGCTGCGGTCAAAAGGGCTGGAACGGCTTGATTAAAAGGGTTGTCGGGTGGTTTGGCAGTAATCGGTGCCTCGTCGTGGTGATCCATTGCAAGGCAGACTGCCGACCTCTTTTATAGGTTAGCGCCCGCTATGCCCAAGCACCGATTGACGTGTCAGCGCCAGAGGCTCCAACTGGATATATTTTGATGTAGCTTCCAGTTTCCGTTGAGTACGCTGCCCCAGGGTTGGCAGAAAGAGTGTACTGAGGGATAAAAGTACCACTTGCGTTGACGCTAAAAGATCCCACAATTTGCACAGAAATACTATAAGCTGCAGTTGTAATAGTGGTAAGAATGTTTATGTTGGTAGCCACTACTCGATACCCTAGCGATGGAGTGCCAATAGTTGTGCTGCTTGTATCTACGCCAACACGTAGGTACTGGTAGGCGATATTGTTAAGCGTAGCTGTCCCGCCAAACGAAATACCAAAGCTATGAGAAGTAGTCCCGGAAGCTCTGGAAAATCTATACACAGCCTCAAGCAAATAAACCGTAGATCCGGCTACGGTGACGCCTTTTCCAAAAACGCTTTGGGCTGATGTGCCAGTGCCACCGGCTAATGCACTATTTAGCCTGTAGGTCAAAACAGAGGGGGAAAGCCCTCGGCCAGCTGTGGCGCTAGGCGTTGTGTAGATAACGTTGCCGTCGTATTCGACCGCGCCAGCCGTTGCTGTCGTCAGGTTGGTACCTGACTGCATGGTGAGCGGTGACAGCGAAGTGGTGCCAGCTGCAAGCGTCAGGTTGCTTGTCAGCGTGCCGCCGGTAAAACCGCCAGCTGCCACCCATTGCGGGGGTGAGCCAGATCCCTGCGAGGAAAGAATCTGGCCTGCCGTTCCTGCTGCATCATTTAGCAGCAATGGAGCCTTTAGGTTTGGTGATGTAAGAAAGTCTCTACTCATCAGCCAAGCACCACCACGCGGTAGGCGTTAGATGCAGGCGCAGAGGCAAACACCACCGCCACGGTGTTCACGCCGGTGCGTTGCACATCCACCTCAACGTCGTCGTACTGCCCCGAGTTTGGAAACACGCGCACGATTACGTCGCGGGTGTTGAGGTTGTGGGTCACCGTGTAGCTGGTGGCGCTGCCATCGCCAACGTTGGCCGCTACCTTGCGAAGTCGCCCGGACCAATTAGCCAGCTTCAGCGGCGTGACGATGCGCAGATCGTCGGTGCCTGCGTCGGTTTCCGCCTGCGTGGCAAGCTCGGCAATGCCTGCAGTGGTTTCGCTGGCAGCTGGTGCAGACGTGCCGAACGTCACCCAGCTGATTGTGCTGCTGTCGATGGTGCCGTTGACTTGATCTTGTCGGTAGCTGGTGCCTGCACTGGTGCCTTCCTCCACCGTAGTGATGGCTTGTTCCAGCTCGGCAAAAGTGCTGGCGTCCAGCGAGCGCGTCATGGCAACGGCAGACCCATTCCAGACGTAAATGCCGTTTTCGGATGCTGTGCTTTGCGCCCTAACCAGCACACGATCCTGCGACGCCATCGTGATGCCGTCGATCGTCGAGCCAGGGCTGCTCAAATTGATATTTGCCTGCGTCGCTACACGGCAGCTATCTTTCCATGCCAGTCCCTCAACCAGCGAATCGACATACGACTTTGGTACTACATCACCAGCGGCGCTCGGCGATGGGACATTGACGACCTTTGATGCGCTCTGCAGGTCGATGTCGGTGAAAAATTTCCGAGCCATGAGTTAGTCCTCAGGTAAGGCGAGCGACGCCTGCAGTAGCTGGTGTAAGTGTAACAACGGTCTGGTTGACGCTCACATGTGTCACATCACCATCAATTTCCTGGCTACCAGAATCAAGCAATTCAACAGAAGGCTTGAAGCCAAGGTTGTGGTTGATCGTCCAGGTTGTTGCCGGCGTGGACTGTGTGTAGACAAAAGCGCCAGAACCTGCTGGTCCCTGCGGTCCAACGGTTATTGCCGTAACAGTAGAAGTTTGAGGAACCGTTACAACGGTTGTACCAGCGTCGCCTTCTGTGACGGTGACGGTGTTGTTTACAGCGGTGACATTAACGGTTGTCATGCCGTGTAACCTTCCGACACGTAAATGGTGCCTTCTAGGTAATACTCTTTCAGGCCGCTTGGATTTGTGAGCAGTACGTCGTAATACGCTTCGTTCGGGAACAGAGCGGTTTGCTCGTCGGTCAATGCAATCGCAACAGTTCCGGTGCTGCGATTTGTATAGGTAACCGTGAAGTCAGCGTATTTTGTGGTGCGACCTTGATTCCAGGCTTGGGCAGAAACGGTCCAGCCGGTCAGGTTAATTGCAGTATCTGTGCTGTCTTTGAACTGCAGCGTGATGCTGTAATCCGCCCGGCGCTGCAGGCTGATGTTGTATGTGCCGGGTGAGATAGCCATGGCACAAGTTTAGCTACCTTGTCCACGCAAGGGCTTTTTGCCACGGCGGCGAGGGCGGGAGTGTTGTCCCATGCCTTGTGCGGTTGTTTTGGGGCGTCCGGCTTTGTGCTCAACACGCCCCAGTGCGGTTTTACTTTTGACTGCCATCAGTCTTCGGTAGGCATGTAGAACGTGCCATCTGCAGCACGCTTGCAACCGGGTCCGACAAATACATCATCTTCAACGACGATGTACTCAAGTCCTGCAGGTGCGGGACCACTGGGTTCGCCAGCACCGACGTTGACGACGAGATCAGCAACAGGGTCGTAGATAACGGTTTTCATCAGAAATACTCCGTGATGCGGATGGCCCCAGCAGCGCCATCGCCACCGGCAAAATTACTTGTTGAGGCACTTACAGAGCCACCAGCACCGCCTTCGCCGGGGTTGCTGCCATTGGCTCCATTGTTGTTTGATGCGCGATTGCCGATACCAACTGTTCCAAAGTATGGAGCGCATCCCGCCTGGGAAAACGTGCCGAACCCAGTACCGGTTGTTGAAGCAACAGTATTTGTTCCGCCCCGTAGATTTAGGTCGCCGCCTGTAAAAGTGCTGCCACCACTGCCACCGCCACCGCTATCGGTACTAGATCCAGCGAGAACTCCAGTTCCTCCAGTGCCACCGCTGGCAGTCAACGTACCAGTCACACTTGCGATGAAAGTCGTTGTTCCACCAGTGCCTCCATTATTTACCCCTGCCGCTCCAGCACTTCCGCCTGCGCCGATGGTGTAGGTAAATGTTTGGCTCATATCGGTGATCATCTTGGCGACATAAGCGCCACCACCCCCCGCCCCGGCAAGAGCAGCAGTACCAGCGCCTTGGCCGTCAACACCACCGCCTCCACCACCTGCACCAACGACTTCGACGTAGATCGCCTTAGTGCCGGTTGTTGGGGTATAAGTCGCGCTAGTGCCAGAAGTTATGTAGGTGATAGTTGGAACACTTGCCGTCCAACTCAACGTGCCTGAACCGTTGGTGCTCAGCTTTTGACCATCTGTGCCATCGGCTGCAGGCAGCGTCCAAGTGACATTGGAGCTAACAGTTCCAGGTGCTTGCAAGGCAACCCAGTTGCTGCTGTCGCTATCGGCAAAACGCAGATCGCTTTGGGCGTTAAGGGTTATGTCTCCGGTGATTGTTCCGCCTGAGGCAGAAAGCAAACCCAGATTTACAGTGCCTAAAGTGCCGATCGTAACCCAAGCATTATTGGCGGCATTGCGCTGCTTCAGTAGACCAGCAGTAGTGTCCGCCCAGAATTGATAGGCGTAGGTGGTGCTGGGTTCGCTAGCCCCGCTGTTCTGGCTAACGATCGCTGCTAGAGCGTTGTTCAGGTCAGAACGGAATCCAGCACCTGACTGGTTAGCAATGATGTAGTCGTGTTGTGCCATTAGGGCAGCTCCCGTCCGTAACCGACGGCTGTGTAGGTGAAATTACGGTCCACAGCAGCGTTGGCGCTGTTCCTGAATACTACTTGGAATCCAGTCCGAGTCACGTTGCTGATCGTGTAGTAGTCCCCCGTCGCCATGTTAAATGCCGTGATTCCAATGTTCGGTGCTTGGTAGAAGGCGTTGGCAAAAGTTGCTGTGTACGTGCCTGCGCCGCTGGCAATAGTGCCCGACTGCTCGGTGTGCGCCGTCAATTCCAGGCTGGCACCTAACTCTTCAATGATGATGTTTAGATCAGGGTCAGAGGTGGTGGCTTGTACTTTGAACTGAAAACCTCGACCTTGAATCAAGCCGTTGACTAGCTGTTTCCACTCGCTCCACGTCGGTGTACCTGAAGGATCGTCGTTGGTGGTACGGACATACAACGCGGCATTTACTTTGTCAAGGTTGTCTTCGTCGATCAGTGGCCATGTATCAATCTCGGCTGTTCTGTCGTCCCACAACGATGCAGGTAGATAAGGACGAGTAACCAAACGACGACTAGCCATAACGTCATATTTGCCCAGCATGTCGAAACTGCTGCCAAATTCATATTCACCAACATCAACAACACCTCCCTCAGCGTCAATCGCCGTAAGGGCATCAAAGTCGCCGTCTAATGCCATATCATCAATATCAATACCGCTGGCAAGAATAAGTCCGTCTAGTTCTAGGCTGTAAACCATATCTGTTGAATTGCCGTCAAATGGTGGTGTAGTTGTATCTTCATTAAACGTGGTTACATTGATACGAGGTTGCGGTTCTGGCAGGTCAACAACAACCGTTGTTGCAGTGAAAGAACGATTGCCAAGATCATCCTCAAATTTCAGCAGATAAGTACCTTCCAGCAATGGAACTTCAGCGCTGATGTCTGCGCCATCTACAGGACTGATGATGTCCGTTGATGCATCCCATTCCGCACCAACCAAGGCTACGTTGTGACGGATAATTACGCGGCCACCAAGAGTCACATCTAACTCGGTAGATTGCGTCCATGAAATTGTGCCGCGATCGGCGCTGATCGGAATGAAAGATACACCTGTGACTGCAGCAGGTGGAGCAGTTTTTCCTGAAGCAGAAAATGTCAAAATAGACGGGTTACCTGGCAGCAACGCACTATTTAATGCGTACACTTCTACGTTATATGTGCCAACTCTTGTATCAATTATTTCGTATCCCACTTTTGTGATTAAATCTTCTGTCCAGTTGTCATTGGCGTAACGGTAGCGAACACGGTAGGTAGTGATGCCGACAATCGCTACCCAACTCAGAACAATTTTGACCTTGGCAACACCATCGTCTCCGTAGAAGACTTCTGTTGCTGTTAGATTATCGGGTCCGTCATAAAGAACATTAAGGTTAGTTGTATCCTTGGACTCCAGTGGCTCATCACGTTCAATGAGAGCATATTTACTGGCGTTATAAGACAATGCGGTAACGCTATACACACCGCCTTCTTGTTCGCTGACGCCGAGTACACGCCACGTTGATGTCTGGATGTCCGTTGACTGTGCGATCCAGACACTGTTGGTAGCCGGTGTCTGACTAAAAGCAGGGCTAACAGTAATTGCAGCACCAGCAACACCGGTAATTGTGCGAGTCTCTAAAGTGCCATCGGGCATCACCACCGACAACGTGGGCGAGTTGGTGGTCGGAATATCGGTGGATGCGCTGTCGTCAACAGTGACAACAGTTGTCGTGGCACTCGCAATTCGACCACCGCGACGAACACCAGCCCGCATTGGGTCGCTAATTTCGATGATCTGACCGGGGCGGCAAATTGTTCCAGCGTCAATGCTGGTGCTAAAAGTGACGATTTCGGTTTCGTACTGACTGGTGTATAAAACCCATTTGCCGACGCGGCGTGCTTGACTTTGCGAGGTGCAGGCAAAGGCGTCGATCTGGCTGTTGTTGTAGCCGTACTTCTCAATCAGGTCTGCGTCTTCGACCAGCTCATATGCCACATCGCGGGTGGTTTTAGTGTCGAAATACTTGACGGTGACCGCTGTTGGACGAGTTTTGGTGTCGCTTCCGCTGTAACTGAAGCCTGCTTCGGTGACGTTCGCCATCGTGAACAGGAAGGTTGCGTCCTGTGGACGATCCTGCGAAATCGTGAGCGAGCCTGTGCTCCAATACGGCATTGCTCGGAAGACCGAGCACATCTGATTAATGAGGTTGTAAGCCTCCTCCTGTGTTTGGATGACGACGTTGCACTGGAAGCGCGGTTCTTTTGCGCTGCCCAAACCTGTTGGAACTAGCTCATTGCAGTATTTGGACGCTTCATAGAAAGACCATTTATCTAGGTCGGCTGTTTGGATGTGCTCCCCAAAACCCATGCGGCTGTTACGGAGTAGGTCAAACAAGCACCACGCTGGATCTGCGCACCATTGCGCTGCACCAAATGCACCATTCCAGATACCGGCGTAGGTAACGCGACCCGTTTTAATATCTACTGTTGCATTGCTTGGTAACTGAATTTTGCGCCCACGAATACGGTAAGAGCGCGTTGGAATACTATTAAACTGTTCAGCAGAAATTTTGATGCCTACTAAGGCGCTGTATGGATACCGTAAACGGTCAGTAATAATTTCTGTGTACGAAGTCCATTGAAGTGAGCTACTTTCTCTGCTACTACTGGAGTCGTTGCTAACGCGCTCTACGCGCACATCAACCGGAAAAGTTTTACCAGTAAGAGAGATGGCAAAATTAAAGGGAAAAGGATCTTTTGTTAAGCCTTTTATCGTGCGCTTGTATGCTTCGTAAAAAGCGCCGCCATCCTCAGACAGCAATACGCGAAAAGATAACTCGCTGCCTACAAGATCCCCTTTGTCTGTAAAGCGTTGAAGCAGCGGAATTGTTAGTGTAATACCAACTTTGTTGACATCTTCATCTGTGATAGTCCGTGTTAAAGGCAGGTTTTTTACGATCTCAACGCCTACCGCAAATTCACGTTGAACATTCGGGAATACGTTGATCGTGGATTGGTTTTCTGTTCCGTATCTAGCATATACAGAGGCGCGTTTAAAATTAAAACTAGAAGCTGCTGGAGTCGCGTCGCTGTTGCTTGCTTGCTCCCGCAACAAAGATGTGTCGTTAAAGAAAATATCTTTTTTTAGGATTGTATTGTATAAAGATGTGCCTCGCGTAATACCAAGGCTAGATGGCGTGGCAAAACCTTCAATTTCACCTTCACCGATAAGATCCAGCACATAAGCATACGCTGTGGATTCAAGCGTGTCCTTGTCTTCCGATGGCGTATAACCCTCTCCTTTGGAGCCGCCGCCTTTACCACCGCCACCACCAGCACCAATGATGAGTTCATCCATGATCATTCCTCGTCGATGTCGATGCCAGCGGATATGGTGATCGAACCAGTGATCACTTCGCCGAAAATAACGGGTACAGGTAAGCCTTGTCTGCTTGTGTTTTGTACGCCGCTAAAAAAGTAACTTTTGCTGGGGTCGTTGTCTGAATCTTTGCCTAGTTTTGGTTGACTTGGAGTAGGAGTAAGAAGCCCAGCGACACCATTAAGGACAAGACTTGCACCTAAAAAACCACCAAAAACTGCAACATTTGCGATTGCGGCTGCAGTGCCATACGAAAGTGCGCCACTCAACACAGCGCCAGCAGCAAGACCAGGAATCAAAAATGCCCCCGCAACGAGGGCTACACCTAATATAATTTGCCCGACGTTGCCCCCAGCACCTACCACCACTGGCACGATCTTGATCTCTTGCTGGCCGCTGGGATGATGTAGTTCGTCCAGCGTCAAAGCGTCGGCTCCTACCAACACCTTGTAGTGCCGATCAGCCATGTGATGATCCAAGCCGGGGAAGTTGGCAAGCAGAAAACGCACGGCTTCGGCGGCATTTTGAACTTCTGCTTGTAGTACCCGCTTGCCTACAAACTGAGCCAGCTTGCCGTAGAGCTTAATTGTGCGAAGCATGGCGCAGCCTCCTTCCTGTGCATGATAGGAGCCACTCACCGTAGAAGTCACGGCTAGATAGGCGACCTTGCAAATGGTGCAGCAGGATTTGGTCTCCGAGGTAGACGCCGCAGTGATTCAAGCCACGGCTGTTGATTGCCATCAGTACAAAGTCGCCTGTTTTCAGCTCTTCGTCTTGACGTAGCTCGCGGAAACCGGCTTCTGCCCAACACACATCAAAAGTTGGTACAGCGGCAAACTCATCGGGATGCACATCACGCGGCCAATCGCGGAGTTGCAGTCCCTGCTCGGCGTACCAGTCCCGTGCCAGCGTCCAACAGTCGGTGACGCCCCACACCCATTGCCTGCCGATCAGCGGTGCCTTGTAGCCGCAGGGCTTGCACTCACCCCAGGTTTCAAGCACAGGGTTGACGATGTACCAGGGTAGCCCGGACTTTTCGCACGCCACCCTGTCCGCCTGTGATGGTGTTGGCGCAAGGATCGGATGGCTGTGAACGATACCAACGATCTCGCCTTTGTCCTCAGCGGCTGCCCAACCCTCGGGGTCCAGCACAAAGTAGTCGGGAGATTCTGCGAGGTTCTTGCATGGCATGTACCGCTGCCGTCCTTTGACAACCACCAGTAGCCCACAGCTTTCGTTGGGAACTTCGGTTTTGGCGTGTGCCAAGGCAGCAGCGCGAGCGGTTACGTTCATATATTGATGCCGCCAACACCAGGGAATCCACCGAATGGCAGTTCGCCATTAGGGCGAATGCTGTACGTTTTAGATGGTGTAAAAGTATATGTTGACGAGGAGAAGGTAACAGGAACATAGAACGTTGCACTTAGGCTATCACCTTTGTTTTTTTGTAGTGCTTTATCGACCAAAACTTCCGAGGCTCCGTTGCTGTAAATAACTTTTGTTCCTTTAACAACGCCCGATCCTACTACTAAATCACCAATGTTTATGCCACTTGTGTTACTCATTGCTAAGCGGTATAGCTTTTGTCCATCGCCATAAACGCCACCACCTGCGCCTTTATATGTAACTGACTTAGTTGTTGCGCTTGCCCAAGCTAAATCATTTAAATCAATGTTTAGGTTGATAGTTGTTCCACTCACCGATGCAACTTTTGTGCCCGCTGGAATACCCACGCCACTCACCGCAACACCGCTTTTGATGCCAGTAGCACTGCTGACTGTTATAGATAAACCATCAGACGCAAGCGTTCCGGTTCGCGTAAAGGGATTATTAGTAGCTGTTGCTGCTTGCGAAAGTGTAAGACTGTAGGGTGCGGTCAAATTTTTTGCTGCAACTGTTGTTCCGGCAGGTAATCCATATCCAGTGATTTTGTTGCCTGTACTTGTCTTTTGTACTTCATTTAACGTAAGTCCCGTCATTGTTGTACTGCCTGATGTCACATTCGCGCTAACGGTTACTGTGTCAAAACGGAGCTTGCAGCTACTCAGTCGTTTGCCGCATACATCTGCCGCAAGAGTTGTTACAGCTATATCGTCACGATCAAAATAGCCATCGCCTGTATAGTTGCAGCCATCGCCGCGATAGGTCCATGGACAAATGTTTGCGATGACTTGGCGGCGTGGTGCGCGAACATTCTGTAGGTCAAAAACAGCGGCTAGCTCAAACTCAACAACTTCGCGGTTCTCGAATGACTTACGAGCAACGTAATACTCGTCACGTGGAAATTCAGCCGTAGGATCTGGCGTGCCGTAAGGATTGGTGCCACCTTCAAAGTTCGCTGCATCCAGATATTTGATCAGCGTGCGGATGCGTGTGACCTTCGCACCAAGCAGGTCATTCCCAGGGTTAAAAGTATTGACCGCCTGCAAAATTGCCGTGATGGTGCTCACAAGGTTGGCAACACGCAGTGTTGGTCTGGGAAGCTGACCTTGACCGTTGTATTCAAAGCCAGTCGCCTCTACCGGATACCGCAGGTAGCTGTTGCCGTTAAAGACGACCTGCCCATTGGTTGCCGTGGCATTGGCACCAGCATGGAAGCGGTAGGTGCTGGCTGAGCCGTGCAGGCTGGCAAAAGTCTCAAGCGTAAATAGCTCGATGATGCCGCTTGGAGCAACGCCCTGCAGATCTGCTGCAAACTGCGTGATTGCTGCCCAGACAACGCCGCCATCCTCGACATAACCCTGCACACGTGTGCCGCTAGTCGTGTCGAAGATTGCAATCAGTCGCGGCCATTGAGGTTCCGTTCCGCCTGATGTACCAGCGTCAACGCACTTGAAAACCAAGCCCGTTGCGGGGACTGTTGTGGCGCGAACTACATCGCCAACGACATATGCAGTGCTAGCAGCCCAAGCAGAATATGCCATCAGGAGGGTTCAAAGACACGTCTAAAAGACGCTTGAATGTCGTTATTATTATGATTATTGTACCGCGTGCTCCATTCGGCGCAAACATATTTTCCGGTAGAGCTAGTCAGAGGATCGGTCCAAGTGAAAGCAGTTTGGACCCTGGCTTGACGCAGGAATGTTCGAATCTGATCTCTTTCTGTATTTGTTCTATTTCGGAATTCTAAGCTCCAAATTTCCTGCTGTGGATTCAAGCCAAATTTTAAGCGTTGAGTGTAGCCATCCCCAAAATTTACAGTGCGAACATTTGACTCATATTCTTGAGTTGCTGTGAAATCTGGAATCCAAGTAAAAGTGGTGGCAGTTCCCGCCGGAATCGCAATGTTTGTTTCGCCAGCTTCATATCTTAATTCAAATTCAGCATTTATTGATCTGAAATTACAGGAGTCAAGGCTCGCGCTCCATTTTGCGCAAATAAATTGAGCCGTTTCCCCAAAAGGAGTCTCCCATTCAAAAGTTTCTTGGCCGTCACGAGCCTTCAAAAAATCCAGAATGTCGGTCGCATCACTAGTGCTGCGATTGCTAAACCGCAGACTCCATGTATCCCTGAACGGATTGATGCCATAAACAAGACGCTGCTCGTACGCGCCTAGCCTCACCTGATTGACGCGAGGCGTTGAAGTCTCAGTCGCCGGACGATCGGGTATGTAGGTAAAGGTGGCCATTAAGCGAGCAATCCTCCAGGGCGCTTCTGTTTGATCAGTTCAGCTTGAACTGCGGCAGACAAAGCAGAGCCGAGCTGGCTGGCCTTTCCGGTGTCACCCTGAACCTGGCTGCCGCTGGCGTCAACATTAACCACCACGCTAGTGCCACCGCCGCCGGAGATGCCAAGTTTACCGTCACGGCCACGCTTCAGCGGCATGATGGCTTCTGGACCGGCCTCACCCATCAAACCGAAACGCCCACTGCCTCCTTCTGCGTACTTGAACAGCGTCGGCTTGTTGACGATGCCGCCCATGGCGAAGGGTTGGATGCCGTTTTGGGCGTAGACGTTGCCGTTGGCGTTCAACGCTGGCATAGAAAAAGCTGCTGGGTTGAAAGCTGCCTGCCCACCACTGAAAACACCGCTTAAATTTGGAGCGCCACTTTTACCAAACGGGCTTGTGTTAATACCAAGCGCTTTCATGATAGTTCCATAAATAATCATTGTTAGTTGTTGAGCAATAATTTGCTGTGCCATTTGAAGGAAACCCTCAGCGATTGATTTCATCATTCCAGCAAGCGCCTCGCGAGCGGATGTTGCGCCAGAAATTGTCTGCGTGAATGCAGTCGAGAAAGATTGACCAATCGTATTTGCGTTTGTTGCTACTTGATTTTCAATTGCAAGGAGCTCCGTTAGGTTATTTTTCATATCTACATAAGTTTTCGCCGCTGGGCTCAGTCCGTTTTGTGGTTCATAAACTTGCGGGCCAGCAAATGCGCCACCGGCTGCACCAAAGTCAAACAAAGAAAGACCAGCCGCGCGACCAGCTTGTTGCATTTCCTTCGTAAGGCCCATGCTTTCAATGATTCGTTTTTGCAGTGCCAGTTCTGCCGTCATATTTTGCTCTGCTTCTAATTGTAATTGTTTGTATTCAAGTTGATTCTGACTGAATTGCTCAGCCAACCGTGAAACGTCCAGCCCCTTTTGCCGTCCTTGTGCAATTAAATCGCTCAGTTTTTCATTGTGCTCGTTAATTGCAGTTTGCTTAATATCAATCTGCAATTGGCGCTCTTTCAGCTGAAGAGCTTCAAGCTCTGTGCTGCTGGCGCCAGCGGCAATCATCGCCCTCCTGTCTCGCTCAATAGTTGTCAGCTCCTCTACTAGCAGATTTTTTAAGCTCATATCTCGAATTCTGGAAAGAGTTGTAAAAGCCTCTTCGTACTGTTTTTGCTGTTGCTTTGCGAGTTTTTCGGCTTCTTTGCGAGAATCACCGCCAGCGTCTGTTGAAATACCAGGGAGCCCTGGCCTTTCTGGTGCCTCACCCGTGATCCCACGAGCGCTCATATCGGCTGCAAGCAAAGATTGAAGGCGTCCAAATTGCTGAGCGCGTCTTGCTTGCATTCGCACAAGGTCTGCAGTGAACTGCTCGGTAAGACCCATGCCAGGTTTCTCGCTAATTCTTTGTTGAAGTTCTTTGATTCTGTTTTCAGTGGCGTCTAGATTTCGCTGTGCTTCATTGATTTCGCCTTGCCGGCCACGACCCAAGAATTCATTTAATTTGCGAATACCAGAATCAATTGCAGTAACAATTTGCGCAAAAACAGTTTGAAATTCAGCGCCAATTGGACGCAGAAGCGTGCCTACGCTTTCGCTGAGATTCGACAATGATGTCTTAAGTCGATCGCCTGCAGCTTCTGGACCGCTGGCAATCTGCTTAGCGGACTCTCCGTATTCTTCAAATAATTTTTCTGCAAATTTTTGAAAGTCAAGCAAAGATACTTGTCCCTGCTCAAGCGCTTTATCGAGCTGCTGCGGCGTTTTGCCGATTGATTCGGCAAACAAAGAAAACGCACCAGGCAATCTTTCGCCAATTTGTCCGCGCAATTCTTCGGCGGAAACTTTGCCTTTGCTGAATACCTGTGCAGTTGCGGTAACAGCCGCATTCAAGTTTTCAACCGACCCCCCAGTGCCTCTAATACCAGCGGCAATTCCACGGAAAGCTACTTCGGCATCTTTGACACTGCCACCGGCGCCAATTACTGACGCCGTTAACTGAGTAAATGATTTAGTGATTACGTCCTGAGGAATCGCAAGCTCTTGGCTGTATTGACGGATAATTCCAAGCGCTTGATTATATTCCGAACTGCTTTGCGTTACATTGCGCAACGCAATTCTTAATTTTTCAAGTTGAGCGGCATAATCGGCTGCAGCTCCAAGTTGTTGCCTAAATGCGCCAACTTGAGCGCCGATTGCAGAACCAGCGAAAGCGCCCCCTACGGTCCCAAGCCCTGGCACCATTGATCCAACAGCAGCGCCAGCGAGGCCACCCAGGAAACCTTCAGGGCCGCCAAAAATACCACCAGAAACAACAGCACCAGCAGCTTGCACTGCTTGACCGGCTGTGATTCCGCGACGGCGGCGACGATCCCTTGCCTCTAATTGACGATCAAATGCAGCGAGCTCATCCTTAAAGCCTTTTTCCCTGACTTGGCCTTCGAGCTCAAGGCCATCAAGCATCTTGTCAATTTGAATCTGATCGTATTTCGATTGAAGCTCCACACGACGAATGCGCGCATCTTCGTAGATGCGATTAACGTCATCCATCGCACGCTCAATTGATTCCTGAGCGCGACGACCAGCCTCGGGAAACGGCTGCGGCCCAATCGGTGTGGGATACGCAGCTTCTTCAACACGAATCCGACCGGGCGTTCTTGCGCCACCGGCAATCATCGCGCCCGTTACGGGATCTCTGTATCCACCAACGCCTGGAGCCATCGGCCCCTGTGTTCTGTAATACTCTTGAATTCCGGCAATCTTGTCGGCACGACGCTCAACTCCAGCTTGTGCAATATCAAGTTGGCGGAAAGCCTCTGCAGTACCAGTAAGTTCAGCGCGCAGTTCACGCTGAATACCTGCCATCCGATTTGAAACCTCAACATATTGAGCGCTTCCACGTTCAACATTTACTAGTTCTACGGCAAGCTCAGAAAGCTGCTGTTCAAGGGCGGCAGTGGTATTTGGAAGTCCCGGGAGCCTTGAAGGATCTGCATAGCCACCTTGAAAAATAGGACTTTGGAATGCCTGAAAACCGGCGATAACCTCAGCCCGACCAGTTCTGCCTGCCTGAGTGATAGAGAGCAGTCGGATGCGTTCTAAGGTCTCAAGATATTTTTCAGAATCAAAACGCAATCCAGTCAGACCACGACGAAGGGTTGCAATCTGCCCTCCAAGCACTTCTGGTGTGGCGCCAAAGCCAGCGCTCAAAGCGCGATTAAACTGCGCAGCTTCATTATTCAAATTGCCCAGCTTTGTCTTGGCATTATCAATATCCTTTCCAAGCTGAGCAAAAGCAGACGAGCCTGGGCGGGCCTGCCTTTGCAGTTCAGTAAGCGCCCGAATTTGCTGTTGTAGTGCTTGAGCATTGCGCTCAGAAGCGCTTGTTGCTCGAGTTATTGACTCTCTTTGTTGGTCAATTGCTGCACTACTACCGCGAAGCTCAGTTTCAAGTGCGGCAATACTGCTAGTTAATTTGTTGTACGTAGAGGAGCCAATTTCTGCCTGGCCGCGCAATCCCTTGAACGCTTCTAACTGCCCTTTGATTAACTGCTCAGTTCGACTGCTTGCGTCACCAAACTCAATAATACTGCGACGTGCCTTTTCAATTGTCGCGTTAGAAGGACCAATGGACTTTTCAAGCTCGCGAAACGAACTCTTCAGCTTGTCCAAGCCTTCAAGGCCCTGGATGCCAAGCTTTACGAGAATTTCGCTGACTTGCTTGCTAGCCATCCGAGCCCTTAGCCAATTCGCTCAACGCTGCAGCCTCCATTATCTGAAGACCTTCAAGCATCTCGCGGCGATTCTCCACATTGTAGAGGTCAAACAACCCGCCAGCACACAGCATTACGTCGTACCGCAACCCCATATACCCAGCCATCGTTGTCGTCCACTGCGTTTGCATCCGCAGGAACATCATCACGATGTCCCAGTTCTCATCCCACACCTCAAAATCAGCCGACTCCTCCTTCGGCTGCTCGGGGAGGACAATGCCGAATGCAGCAGCGTCCTCACCCGATTTATCTTCTACCCTTTTGCCGCCGCCTGCCCAATAGACGGCAGCATCTCTCAGTTTCCCTGGCGGCCGCCTTCAAAGGTTTCGGTGTAAGCCTTCAGGACACCACGAATCCAGTAGGGGTCATCGCTGAACTCACGCATCGCCTCGATCGAGAACGGCACCTCCTTGCCCTCCTCATCAAGGATGCCGTCCCAGCCGACCATGATTACCTTCAAGAGATCAAGCTCGCCTTTCTCGCCAAGCTTCCGAAATTCCTTCCGACCGACCCGCTTGAACTTGGCGTCAAAGGTAGCCGTATCGAAGGTGCCGCCATCAGCAGGCTCTTCGATCGATACAGGCCAAGTGAAAATCTTGACTTTTTTACGGACAAATGCCATGCGTAATGCACGCGATACTCCAACAGCATACACCCGATAAAAAAGGGCCGCATTAGCGGCCCCCTCATCCGTCTATCCAACCAATCAAGTGTAGACCAGGCTGAACTCATCGTTACCTGAAGTGCTGGGCACACAGGTGTAGGGAATGTTCAGCATGTGGATGCCATCTTGATCGCTATAGCTCACATCGCCGATGTCGACTCGGGTAGAGACGAAATCGATGATGTTGCCAGCAGTCTGACCATGCTGGAACAGCAGGTTGCCCAGTGTTCCATCGGTCAAGGCAGCAGTGAAGTAGTTCTTGGTTGCCATGGTCACAGCTTCCAAGGTCACACTGCCAGTGCTGGCACGATCAGTCAGCAGTACCTGCTTGGTGCAACCAACCAGCTCGCGATAAACAAGCGTGTTGCCCACATCAAAGGATACGGACTGCAGGCAGCCGGCATAGGACAGCAGCTCGAAGCCAGTGGTGTTGCCGTTTTTGAAGACGACAGGAGTGGCTTGATCGCCGTACGTGACCGAAGGCAGAGCCGTATCGGTAGGCGTGTTATAGATGCCAGTGAAGGTGAAATCGATTGTCGGGATTTCGCCAACAGCGCCGTTGATGGTGAACGTACCGCGAGCGCCAGTCACCTTATGCAGAACACCATCAATGTTGTAATAGATGGTGCAGCTACCGAAGCTTGCGCTAACAGGTGCGTAAGTGACGCTGGTGCTAGCAACAATGGTTTCGCTCATGCCGCAAGCAAGCAGGGCTTTGCCATAGCGGGGAGCGGTCCCAGCAGTGCCGGAACCAGCAAGCTCAACGCTGAATGTGCATTCAACGCGAGTATTGGCAAGCAGTTGCTCAGAGGCGCCCAAATAAGGACGCACCAAGTCACGACTTACAACATCACTCTGCAGAGGAGTGATGTTCAGATCGCGAACCAGAACGGCGTCGACGCCGGTCGGAGTCGGATCCGTCCCGTACGTCGCTTCCGTCTCCAGCAGAATCAGACGTTTCCGAGTTAGAAGGGGCATTGGAAATTACCTCTTGTGGAACAGGTGGCAGCGTCCGCTTAACGAGAGTGCGGATGCCTGTCTCTGGGTCAAGGATGTACGAGCCACCTTGCCCTTGAAACTCATCAATCACTGTAAATCGGGTGGCTTATCAGACTCTACGTCGCCAAACTCGCAACAGTTGTGCGATATTGAACGATATAATCATTGAAAATTACTCCTGCAGGCTGGTCAGAGTCGAACATATTGAAACTAACTTCATCCGGCTGCACATCAATTGCATAGCCGCCCAAGGTCAAATCAGCGACCATTCGAGCGTGCATGTTTTCAATGATCGGATCCGCGATTTCATCTGGTGTGTCACCGCGAACAATCACGCTTACGCGCACGCGCATTCGCCAATCAAGCGTTGGCAAACTTGTGTTTTGTACCGGCGTGTCACTGATTGCTTCAATAACAATTGCAGGTGATTCAGCACGCTGCACCGCTGTTACGCGACTGCGATAGACCCTGCCTCCAACGCCAGACGTAAGAGTTAAATTTTCTTTGATTGCACGCAGAATGCGCTCACGTTTGGTTGTCATTGAATCCTCGCTTTGGAAGTGGACCAAACGCGCCAGGATCGACCTGCTTGGTCACAATGGATTTCGCTCGATAATAGATATAACTATCTGTCTTCCCAGCCTCTTCCAGCGCTTGCATGACCTTGACCCAATTCTTGAAAGTGTCGCGGTCCATGCTTGTCATGCCTTAACTTCTATGGCGCTTATTCGGCCGCGTTGGAAGCTGATGGAAGTCGTATCGCTGTGGTTAGTCACAAACAGCGCAACCTCATCCCCATTGGCAAGTTCAATCATCCAAAAGCAAAGAAGTTTCGTAATTTGCGAACCAGACCCCGTAAATGCGCGACACTCAGACTGTGGAATTATTGTGCCATTTTTGGCCAAGCTAATCCCAAGCGTGTGGTTGTTCCCAGCCGTGGCATCCATGCTCGCCATCACTTGGAACAATTTGGTTGCTCCACTATTGTTCTTCAACCCAAAAGTATTTGAAGTACCAAGAATTACTTGATAATTACTGGCCGAATCTAATGTTGCTGTCAATCCCGTACTTTGATATGTTCCAGCAGTGGCGATTGCAATCGTTCCACTGGTCATCTTGCTTGCCTGACCGCGAGCAAGCACGCCTTCGATGTAATACGGCAAAGCTGACCATGCGCTCACGCCATTGCCAACTTTGTATTTGCGCGTATCGGTTTCGAGGCCAACCTCGCCTTCAAGCAAGATTGGATTCTCTGCCGTCCATAACGCTGCACTGCCATTGCGCAGCTTGAATCGGGTAACCGTGTCAGTCATGGCGTTCCGCCGTCGAGAACATTACTGTCGACATAAACGGTCCCAGGACCGCCTCCATCAAGGATAACTGTGCTATCTGTGTCGACTCCATCGCCATCGAGTACCACAGGTGATACTGCAGCCAATGCTGGCGTCGCACTCCGTTGCAGCATCAAATCGCAAAATTTTCCGTCATCAAGCAGTTCAACATTGCGTACCGTATAAGGCAGTCCATCGACGTTTACGCCAGCACCATATTGCAAATCGCCAAACAAACTTGCTAGGCAGGTGACCTTGTAGTCAGTGGTCAACACCACGCCATCAGCAATCATCTCGCTCGGCATATCCAGAATGCCCAAGCCGCTCGCAGATCCAGCCGAGATCGGAACCCCGAAATCAGCCTGAAACACAGTTAGGTCTTCGGTGAATGCCATACAAACAGCATAAAGCCCCAGGTCGCCGAAGCAACCCAGGGCCAATGTTGTACCGCTATCAGCCGTACTTCTTCACGCCAACGCCATTGATGGAGTAGGTGTGGGTCGAGGTAGAGGTGGTCGACACAGCCTTGATCCAACGCTTAGCAGCGCCCTTAGGGAACACCAGGTACTGCTTAGAAGCAGAAGTGCTCACCTGAGTAAAGGCCACAGCCGAAGAAGCAACTTCAGAGCCACCGCGATAGAAAGCGGTGGTCACGTCGCTGTAGCTGCCACCAGAGGTGTCGCTCGACTGGATTTTCACATCCAGGGTCGAAGTGCCGCCAGCTTCGACATCAAGGATGATCACGAGGTCGCCCTCGTAATCATTCATGTCGACGGCAGTACCGTTGAGATCAGAGGTGCGCTGAGCGGTAGGAGCCAGAGCAAAGTGCTGGAGCTTTTCCAGACCGGTAGAAAGGATGGCCATGATCAGTCCTTAGTAGGGAATTCAGAAGTCACAGTCTTAGCCTTCTTTGCCGGCTTGGCCGGTACAGGAGCAGGCTTAACCTCTTCCGTCACCTCAACAGGTGCGGGCTTCTCAACGGCCGCTGCAAGCACAGCTTTGCCGCTACCAACCAGAAAATTGCCGTCAGCCTCATTGACCTCGACAAAGGAGCCAGCCGAAACTGGCTCCCCCGAGATCATGACTTGACGCAGGATCTCGATCCTCATGATCAGGTGCCGTAGCAGAAGGCGCCGGGCTGTTTAACAGCCACATCCACATCCTGCAGGGCGATCACGCGGACGGTGCCAGCGGTAGCGCCAGCGTAAGGATCAACGGTCAGATCCAGACCGGACCACATACCCATGATCATCATGGAGAAGTCGCCGAACAGAGCGTCGTTGTTAGCGAGTTGGTTGGAAACAATGGCGGGGTAGCCGTTGATCTCACCGTTCTCGAACACGAAGCCAGCAGCCACAGCAGCGGCGTCCTTAGCGGTCGACTTGAGAGCACCGCGAGCAGCAGCGTTGATGATGTAACGCAGGCTGCCACCATCAGCGTTTGCAGTCGCCACATCGGTTTCCATGCCGATGTACTCAGCAAAGGTGCCGTAGGTGCTGATGGTCTGGCTGCCAATGCCGGTGGTGTTCACCAGACCCAGGGGCTGGTTGCTGGAGCCGGTGCCGTAGATAGCAGCGCGGTCAAGCTCGAGAGCAATCACACGAGCCAGATCGTTGCGGATCATGCCCTCAACATCGATCGAGGACTGCAGCAGCAGACGACGGCTGTAGTCAACAAATGCACCCACAGTCTTGGGGGTCATGTTGACCTGGTCGATAGCCTGCTGGCTTTCGGTCGGAGAGGTGTTCTCGCCCACCCAGTAAGCAGTAGCAGCAGAAGTCTGACGGGGGATGCTGATGTTGCCCTGCAGGCCGGTCAGCATGGTCACGCCAGCCTGAGCCAGTGCCAGACGGTTGCGCAGCAGATCGATGAAGCTGCCAGCCAGCAGTTCATCAGCCACCAGGTTGCCGCCAGCAGTGGGGGTGCCCACCACCAGATCACGACGCAGCACCTCGTTGGGGATCACGATGCCGTTGGAAGCGCGCTCATATTTCTGAGCGGCAGCCTTGCCAACTTCGATCTCAAACTCGGCAGCCCGACGAGCAGAAGCATCGCTGGGGTTGGCGAGATAGTTCAGCGCGCGAGCAAAGCTGAACGAACGGGTCTCCTTATCGGAGAGGCCAACATCGTTGGTGGTGATGTCAGCGGAGCGAATGACTTGTTCCACGGGTTGAGTGCCGAGTTTTTCAAGGACAGCAGCACGAGCTTCATCGATAGTGCGACCACCATCGATCAGCTCGCGAGCCAGGTCTTGCATCTGGTGCTTTTCGCCCAGTGCATTGATGGCGGCGATACGGGTACGCTCGGCCTCGACGGCCTCGGACCGGATCACCTCCAGATCTGGAGTGTTTTCCATTTCGGGTTCAGGTGTTGGTGATGCGGCTGGGGCCGCTTGAACA